TTAAAAGATTAGAATATTGGATAGTTGGAGGTATGGGAGCTGTCCTTATAACTTTACTAACAGACGTAGCAAAATAAAAAATTTATGCAACTTTCAAAACACTTTACTTTAAGAGAGATGACCAATTCGATGACCGCGCAACGTAAGGGCATAGATAACACACCAGGATCAGGTGAGATTAAAAGTTTAGGTGATCTGTGTTATGAAGTTTTAGAACCGCTACGGGCACACTTTGACAAACCAGTGACCATTACCAGCGGCTACCGTAGTGAAGCTTTATGTGAAGCGATAGGATCAAAAAAAACTTCGCAGCACGCGAAGGGCCAGGCCGTCGACCTAGAAATTTTTGGAGTGCCCAACATTCAGACAGCTTACTGGTTACAAAATAACGTGGATTTTGATCAATTGATCATGGAGTACTACGACAAGGATGACCCCGCAGGCGGATGGGTCCACATAAGTTATCACGAATCAGGTTCAAACAGAAAACAAGTTCTTACTTTTGATGGGAAAAAATACACTGAAGGTCTTCCAGATATGAAATGGTCTGGTGGTAAAGTTGTTAGTTAAATCCAGTCTTTTAATTCTTCGCCTAATACTTCTGATGCAATATTTATTTTATTTCTTAAAGCCTTCACAATCTTCTCATCGACAGTGTCCTCACAAATCAGATCGATGTAAGTCACTTTTTTTACTTGTCCTATCCTGTGTGCTCTGTCTTCTGATTGTAGCCTCTTTTCTAGGTCGTAACCATTAGAGTAATAAATTACAGTATTAGCTTGTGTAAGTGTAATACCATATCCACCTGTTTGTGGCGTACCTACAATAAATCTACATTTATCATTGTTTTGAAACTGTTTAATGTTTTCTTGTCTTTCTTCTTGTGGCGTTAACCCATAATAATCAACCACGGATCCCGGACCATATTCTTTTACAATGCTTTCTATTATGTTTGTAATATCTCTTTGATAATTAGCCCAGATAATAGCTTTTCCTTCAGTCTCTTCTAATGCATTCATTAGTTCTGTAATTCTATTATTTGGTATTAATTGTGTAGACCCATCATCAGCTGTAAAATGGCCACAAGTTATTTGATGTAGTCTCATAAGTTGAGTTAATACAGTTACAGTAGATGTAACTTTACCATTTAGTGTAGCAAGAGCTGTCTTTTTCATTTGATCATAGATTTTTCTTTGTTCCCCTGTAAGAATAATATGTCTTTTAGTAAAATTTTTAGGCGGTAAATCTAGACAATCTTCTTTTAATACTCTGTAGGAAAATTCTTGTAGTTTATCAGATAACTCTCCAAGATTTTGAAACGCATGTACAACTTGTATTGTTCTACCTCTAACATGCATAGATTTCATTACAGCATATCTATTTCTAAAAGAATAATACGATGCATGATCTAATAAATAAGGATCTAAAAAATAAGATTGTGTATATAAATCTAACGGGTTTTTTGTAACAGGAGATCCTGTCATGATTCGTCTATACTTAGCATGCTCTCCAAGATCTATAATATTTTTAGTTCTTTTTGCTGTTGGTGTTTTAATTGTTGTAGACTCATCAATAGCCATTAATACTTTGTGTGAGTTTAAAAATTTAGATGCAAACTTCATACCTTTTTCTGTACTAAATGCTTCAACATTCATAACTAAAATATGTAGTGCTGTCTCTATTTCAAATAAACTTTCTAATTTTTCTTGTTGTCCTTTTGTAATATTTGATTGCCACAACACTGTTACATTTTCTATGTGATCAGGTAAGTGCGT